CTGTACCCCGAGCAGGAGGATTTCTTCCTCCGGTTCTACGAGCTCGACCCGCGAACCTGCCGTCGGCGGTACCGCCGTGGCGTGATCTCCCGGCCACGTGGCTGGGGTAAGTCGCCGATGCTGTCCGCCGCGGCGTGCCTTGAAGCGCTAGGCGATGTCGTGCCTGATGGATGGGACGCCGATGGTCAACCGGTTGGCCGGCCGTGGGCGTCGATCCGGACGCCGCTGGTGCAGATCGCTGCAGTGTCGGAGACGCAGACGAAGAACACGTGGTCGCCGCTGCTCGAGATGCTGCAGGGCCCGGCGCTCGACCTGTACCCCGGGCTCGAGCCGTTGGACACGTTCGTGAACCTGCCGAGGGGCAGGATCGAGACGGTCACGTCGTCGGCTCGCACCGTGAAGGGCAATCGAGCCGTGTTCGCTGTGCTGGACCAGACCGAGGAGTGGGTCCAGTCGAACGGTGGGCCGAAGCTGGCGTCGACGATGCGGATCAACGCTGCGAAGGTCGGCGGGTCGACGATCGAGTCGCCGAACGCCTTCATCCCCGGTGAGGAGTCGGTGGCGGAGGAGTCCGCAGCGTTCTGGGCGGCGATCCGTGAGGGCAAGGCGAAGGACGACGGCCTCTACTACGACCATCGGGAAGCGCCGCCGGAGACGGACATGGCGGACCGGGAGTCGCTACTCGCCGGCCTCGAGTACGTGTACGGCGACTCGGCGGCATCGAAGGGCGGTCACGTCGACCTCGACGTGATCATCGCGACGATCTGGGATCCGTCGACGGCGCCACAGGTGGCCCGTGCCGACTTCCTGAACCAGATCACCCACGCCTCGGACGCCCTGGTGACGCAGACCGACTGGGCGGCCTGCCTGGATGCCCGCAAGGTGATCGCCGACCGCGACGTCGTTGTGCTCGGCTTCGACGGATCCCGTGGTCGAGCGAAGGGCAAGCCGGACGCTACGGCGCTGATCGGTTGCCGGGTGTCGGACGGTCACCTGTTCACTGTTGGGGTCTGGGAGGCCCCGGACGACACCGCAACGTGGCCGGACTGGCAACCGCCGCTCGTCGAGGTCGAGACGGCGGTCGCTGACGCGTTCCGTCGGTGGAACGTCGCAGCGTTCTACGCGGATCCGGCGAAGGACTGGCGATCGACGGTGAACACATGGGAGGCCACCTACGGCGCCCGGGCCACCGTGAAGGTGTCGAAGGACCACCCGTTCGAATGGTGGATGTCCGGTGGCCGCACCGGGCTGATCCAGCGGGCGGTCGAGCAGTTCGACGGGTCGATCCGCAACGCTGCGCTGGCCATCGGCAACGTCGAGACGCCGGAGCTCACCCACGACGGCTCCTACGCCCTCACCCGCCACGTGCTCAACGCACGCCGGCGGACCCGCGGCGGGAAGCTCACCGTCGCCAAGGAGCACGACTACAGCTCCCGCAAGATCGACGCCTGCGTGGCGGCGATCCTGGCGTGGCAGGCACGGCTCGACGCAGTGAGCAGGGGGGTGACCGCCCCCGACGCAGAGATGTACCGGCCTCGCCGACTGAGTTGACCCTTGGGGGTGAGCGCGTGATCGACACCAGCTCGCCCGCCGGGGCACTCCTGCAGAAGATGGCGACGGATCTCAGCGGTCGTCGGGCGCATCTGACGAACCTCGAGGACTACTACCGGGGCGTCAACGGCATCCCCGTCCACGCCGGCCGGCACGTGCGGGAGTCGTACCAGCGGCTCATGCAGATCTCCCGGCTCAACCTGGCCCGCGTGATCGTCGAGGCGACCCGGGAACTGATGGAGCCGATCGGGTTCCGCACTGGCGCCGCCGGCGACGAGGGTGGCGACGCTGAGGCGTGGCGGATCTGGCAGGCGAACAGCCTCGACGCCGACCACATGCTCGTCGACCGGGCGACGTTGTCAATGGGTCGAGCGGCGATGATGGTCGGGCCCGTCGACCCGGAGACCGGCGCCCCACTCATCACGGCGGAGGACCCTCGGGAGGTCATCGTCCGTCACGACCCGCAGCGCCGACGGAAGGCGACCGCTGCGCTCAAGCTGTACGTCGACAAGGACGCAGGGTTCGACCGGGCAGTGTTCTTCCCCCAGCCCGGATGGATGGTCAAGGCCTCTCGAAAGCGGGCATCAGGCGACACCGGCTCCTGGGTCGAGGACGTCTCCATGAGCGGCTGGACGCTCGACGGCTCACCCGAGAAGCTCCCGGTGCCACAGGTACCGGTCGTCGAGTTCCTCAACCTGGCCGGCATCAACGGCACCCCCGAGGGCGAGTTCGAGGCACACCTTGCTGCGCTCGATCGGGTGACGTTCACGGTGCTGAACCGGCTCGAAGCGATGACGATGCAGGCGTTCCGTCAGCGCGGCATCAAGGGCCTCCCGAACGTGGATCCGATCTCCGGAGAGGAGATCGACTACTCGGGCAACTTCATGAACGGGCCCGGCGAGCTCTGGCAGCTGCCGCAGACGGCTGAGATCTGGGAGTCGGGCATCATCGACCTCGGCCCGATCCTGCAGGCCGAGAAACAGGACGTCGTCAGCATCTGCGGCGCGACGCAGACCCCGATCCAGTACCTGTTCCCCGACGACAACGGCGGCTCCGCCGAGGGTGCGCAGCTGAAGCGTGAGGCCCGGGCGTTCAAGGTCGCTGACCGGAACCGTCAGCAGGCCGAGTCCTACGAGCAGGTCATGGCGCTCGCCTTCGCGTACGCCGGCGACGCACAGCGGGCGTCGCGGGGCGACATGGAGGTCATCTGGGCGCCGACGGTGCGCTACAGCCTCGAGCAGAAGGCCGACGCCGTCGCCAAGTACCACGCCGCCGGCATCAGCCTGGAGACGATCGCTCGGGACGTGCTGCAGAAGTCGCCGCAGGAGATCGCCCGGATGCGCGGCGAGCTCGCAGCGCAGAGCCTGCTCGTCGGCGATGTCGATCAGGCCGACACCGGTGCCACTCTCTGAGTCCCAGGCCGTCACGGTCACGGAACGGTTTCAGCGGCGCCTTGCGTCGATCACCGACCGCACCACGGCAGCATCGCTACGGGCTTGGGAGCAGCTCGGCACATGGGACCGGGTCGACATCGCTCGATTCACCGACGCCACCTCGGACCTGTTCGTGGCGGCACGTACGGCAACGGCGAACACGTCAGCCGGCTACTACGCACTCCTCGCTGATCGACCCGCTGTGGTGCCCGCGGTGAGCACCGTGCCGGCGACCGACGCACCGTTCCACGCGTACTGGCACGCCCTCCGAGAAGGCAACGAGTGGACCGAGGCACTCGCCGCCGGCGGCCGGCGAGCCGAGTCCATGGCCGCCGACCTCGTCACCGGCACGTCCCGCGAGGTCGCGAACCTCACTTCTGGCACCGGCGTCGTCGGTTGGCGCCGAGTGCTCACCGGCAACAGCTGCACGTTCTGCTCCACCGCCGCATCGCAGCGGTACCGCTCGAACGACTCGGCCTCGTTCGGCCACGACCACTGCGACTGCATCGTCGTGCCGATCTACGGCGACACCGACCCCGGCCAGGTGATCAACGCACGTCACCTGGCAACTGTCGCCGAGGACGTTCCCGGCATCCGGGTCTGAGATCCCGCCCCGCACGGGGCACAACCAACCACCCGCACGGGAGGAACCCACCGTGAGTAACACCCAGCCGGATCCTGCACAGGAGCCGACGCCGAACGATCCCGCCGACGCATCCGACGTTCCGACCCCTGCACAGGGCGACGACGATCCGGTCGCCGAGGTTGCCCGCCTCCGTTCCGAGCTGCAGAAGGCTCGGAAGTGGGAGGAGCGAGCGAAGACGAACGCTGGAGCTGCGAAGGAGCTCGAGGGTCTCCGCAAGCAGTACGAGTCCGATCAGGAACGTGCTGTGCGTGAGGCTCGAGAAGCTGCTCGCAGTGAAGTGCTCGGCGAGCTCGGGGCCGAACGTGTCGCCGATGCCTTCCGAGTCGCGGCCGCCGGTCGTGGCCTGGATGTCGACGAAGTGATCGACGGGATCAACCTCGCCAAGTTCGTCGGTGAGGATGGCACACCGGACCGTGACGCCGTGGCGGCGTTCGTGGATCGGATCGCACCCGAACGGGAGCCGGCTTCACCGCTGGACCTCGGCCAGGGCGCACGCGGTGGCAATCAGGTCCCCGGACTGAACAGCACACAGCTGGAGCGGGACCTGAAGCAGAAGCTCGGCATCAGCTGAGCCCAACTCCCAAGCCAACCCACATCTGACCGGAGCCGCCTTCACGGGCGGCTCCGTCGCGTCCAAGGAGGACCGACCATGGCGATCACCGCCCCCACCAAGACCAGCGACCTGTCCGGGTTCATCGACCCGGTCCAGGCCGACTACATCTTCGAGCGAGGCGCCCGCAACAGCGTCGTGCAGCAGCTCGTTCGCCGGGTCCCGCTTGGCCCGTCCGGCACCCGGATCCCCGTGATCACCACCCGCCCCCAGGCGGCGTGGGTCGGTGAGGGTGAGCAGAAGCCCGCCACCGCCGGCTCGATCACCCCGAAGTCCATCACGCCGAAGAAGATCGCGGCGATCATGGTGGACTCCGCTGAGGTCATCCGTCTCAACCCGGCCCAGTTCATCGACCGGATGCGCGACGGACTCGCCGAGGCGTTCGCCGTCGCCTTCGACCGTGCAGCCCTGCACGACGAGGGCCCTGGTGGTGCGGCCGGCGACGGCCCCTTCTCCACCTACATCGGTCAGACCACGAAAGTGCAGGAGCTCGGCGGCACCTCGCAGGCGAACGGCGGCATCTTCGTCGACCTGAAGGAGGCGATGTCCGACATCGTGTCCGACACCGACGCCACCGGCCGCCGCTACCAGCTGAACGGCTGGGCGCTCGACTCCGTCGTGGAGCCGCTCCTGTGGGGTTCGGTCGACACGACCGGCCGCCCCATCTGGACCGACCTGCCCGTCGACAAGAACGCCCCCGCGATCTCCTCGGCCGGCCGGCTGCTCGGCCGCCAGTCGTTCATGGGTGAGGGCGTCGCCTCCGCCAACCTGACCAGCGTCGTCGGCTTCGGCGGCGACTGGACCCAAGCAGCGTGGGGTGCCGTCGGCGGCATCAGCTACCGGATCTCGACCGAGGCCCCGGTGACCATCAACGGGTCGCTGGTGTCGCTGTTCGAGAACAACCTCGTCGCCATCCTGGCTGAGGCGGAGTACGGGTTCCTCGTCAACGACGTGGACGCCTTCACGAAGCTGACGAACACCAACAACAGCCCGATCACCTCGTCGTGATCGAGCTGGCGTGCGCTGCTCCGATCGTCCGGGGGCCCCGCAAGGGGTCCCCGGCGACGGGGTCGGTGACCGGATGGGGCCGGCACTACCGCGCTGGCGAGCCGCCATGCGATGCATGCGTGGCAGCCAACCGAGCGCACAAGGCGCCGCTGGCGAGGCGGTGGCGCCAAGGCCACAACGAGGCGACGCGCCGACACAAGCGCGAGTACCGCCTCCGCCACCCCGACCGAGTCCGTGAAGCCAACCGGCGCTTCCGACAGGCGAACACCGAGTATCTCCGCGAGTACCTGCGTGCGTGGAAGGCCGCCAACCCGGAGAAGGTGGCCGCCTGGCACGTGAACCGGCGAGCCCGCATGCGCGGCGCCGCTGTCATCGAGTTCAGTCCGGAGGAGCTGGCCGCGAGGCTCGCCTACTTCGGCCACAGCTGTTGGATGTGCGGCGAACCCGCAGAGTCCGTCGATCACGTCAAGCCGCTGGCCAGAGGCGGAGCACACATGCTCTGCAACCTCAGGCCAGCGTGCGTGTCGTGCAACTCGGCCAAGGGTGCGACCTGGCCGTTCGCGACATGAAGGTTCTGGGTGTGACCCCGTTGTACCCGCCGTTCTCGCTGGTCGGGGCGTGGCTCTCCACCCACGAGTGCCTTCAACGCCTCGCCGAACGGGGCCATGAAGTTCACGTCCGCACCGTGTTCGCCCCAGCGGACTACACGCACGGTGACGTGCGGGTGCTCGGCCGATGGGACCGCTCAGTCGCCGGCTACGACGCCGTCGTCTCACACCACGGCGACACCACCTCCGGCGTCCGACAGCTCTGCATCAAGCGTGACATCCCGCACGTCCTGATGGTGCACGGAACCCCGGACCAGGTGGACGACAGCGAGGGGCCGGTCGTGTGGAACAGCGAGTCATCCCGGGCTGGCCGTAACGGCATCGTGGTCCGCCCGCACGTCGACCCCGCCATCTACCGGACCACCGCCGGCGACCACGTCACGCTCATCAACCTCTCGCGAGAGAAGGGTGGCGACCTGTTTCGCCAGATCGTCGCAGCCATGCCGGAACGGAAGTTCCTCGGCGTGCGCGGCGGCTACGGCCGCCAACGCATACCGGCCGACCCGAATGTCGAGATGGTCCCGACAACCACCGACATGGCAGCAGACGTCTACAGCCG